GTTCCTGGTAGTGCGCCAACTGATTACAGGCACGAGTATCAGGGGTGGACACGACTTGAGACGGTTAAGAAGTCTCGCTACCTCACAAAAAACTCTGGACTGCATCGAGAGCAGAGAGATCTTAATATTCTATACGGAGTAGGGGCGGATGGACTTTGGCCTAAACCTCACGTTTCCGATTTGGAATGGGTGAAAGATGCAACTCAGTTGTTCCGAGAGTGGTCAATCCGAGCCGATGTCACGAACCGATTTTCGTTTGTAGACGTGCAAAAGCTTTGTTCAGCAGCAATCGACACTGACGGGGAAATATTTGTAGTAAAAGTCCACAACCGTGCGACAGGCGAGTGCCGTCTGCAACTGCTCGAAACGCATAGGGTGGGTAACTTCCAGATCAACGATGATCCGGATCGCTACATTGACGGAATTAAAGTCGGACCTACGGGAGCACCTACTCACATCCGAGTGCTACAGAATGACGGAACGGGTAAGGACGTGAGGTTCCAGCACGTCATGCACCTGTTTGATCCCGAAAGTCCCACCGCTTACCGTCATGCCCCTGCAGGAACTCATGGACTCCTGCACGGTTTGGATGAGATTGAACTTCTTGCGCTTGAAAAACATGCAGTAAAAGATAACTCCTCGATTGTTCGGGTTCTACAGACGCAATCGGGAGAGTTGGATGCAGACGGAGATTTTGGTCCGGACGGATTCGACAGTGACGGCAATACTGATCCGAACAAACTTGCCAACATTGTCGGGGGGAGGACTGTTGCCATTTATCCGCATGAAAAACTCGAACCCTACGAGTCGCAGCGTCCGTCTCCGACATTTAACGGGTTTTTGGAGCACCTCCGAAGAGACTCCAGCCTTGGAAGGTCGCCTTATGAGTTCGCAGTGGACCCCACCGACGCAACCGGACCAGCAATCCGACTGATTGTTGCGAAAGCGCAGAGGCGATTCAAGAGTCGAACCGAACTTTTGTCGAACCGACTCATTCGACCTACTTGGTTCTACGTGATTGGGGATGCCATCGACAAGGGGCAACTTCCCGCGATGAAGGGGTGGAGCAACGTTTCTATTACTCCTCCTAGAGAAATCACAGTGGACGCGGGACGCGAGAGCGAAGCGAATCGTAGGGATGTAGCTGCGGGACTGAAACTTCCCACGACATCTTACGAAGAAACCGGACAAGATTTCCTCGATTCGATGGAGCGTCGAGCCGACTTAATTAAAGCGGTTGAAGCGATTGCTAAAATTAAAGATGTCGATCCAGAGAAACTCTACGACTTCACCGTAGCGTCCGGAGCAGAGCAGGCAATTGCCTCAGTAGCAGGAACCGCGCCTTCCGGAGGGGATAGCAAGGCAGAGGGGAAGGATTCCAAGAAAAAGTAACTTACTTTGACGCGCAAAAAATGTATCATCCGCATTGCCATGATCCCGAAGGAATGATCTTTTGCCCCAATTGCGAGAACGACCATCTGGAAAGTCAATCTTGCTTTGAGGACGATTGCCCATTCTGCGGACAGACTCACATTTTATCCCATCCTTGTCCTCAACCGACTCAGGGCGATGGAACGCTTCCCGACTCTGGAGCAAGAACGGAATACGATACCGGAGCGGTTAGGGACGCTTCTGATGGAAAGGGATCTCCTCACATGATCCCGCCAATCGCTATAAGAAAGATGTCAGCAAGGTTCGAGGACGGCGCAAAAAAATATGCCAAGCACAACTGGATGAGGGGCATTCCGCTTTCGCACTACCAAGATTCTGCCCAAAGGCATATTATGTCGTGGAGCGAAGGTGACGAATCTGAGGACCACATGGGAGCAGCACTTTGGAATCTTGCTTGTGCGGCATGGACGGAAGAGGCGATAAAAAATGGAAAACTCGCAGCAACTCTCGACGATCTGCCTTTTCGAGAATGTCGTGGTGACACGACAAGTTAGCCTGTTGTCGGATTGACATTCCGCGCTTGAGAATGGACAACCACACCCTACTCAATTCTGCTTGGGCGATTACACCGGAGGCGTATCAGCACATAGCCAACTACGATCTGGACAAGTTGCCCGATCCTGTCGCCGCTTACATCGTAGAGCAAAAGGTCAAAACCGGATGCGATTCCCGAGAGAAAACACACGTAGAATGGCGGGAGGATTACCTCCGACAGTTTGAGGAGAATATATTACTCGACGATGACGGAGTAGCGACGTTGAATGTAAGTGGTCCTCTTATGCCTAATCCGGACGTGATTGATCGTTACTATTTTGACGCTGCTGACTCAATCAGAATTGCCAGTCTTATTCGAGCAGCAACCGAAGCACCTGAAGTCGAGAAACTTGTTTTGAATATTAATAGCCCAGGAGGAGCGGTGGTTGGAACTCCGGAGATGGGAGACGCTCTCCGCAAATTTAACGAAAGCGGAAAAGAATCCGTAGCAATCGGTCAGGTTCTCATCGCAAGTGCCGCATACTGGTTTGCTAGTCAGGCGACTCGAATAGAGGTAACTCAAAGCGCGATGATCGGAAGCATCGGGGTTCTTCGCCCACACATTGACGCGTCCGAGTATTACAGTAAGTCAGGAATTAACGTTCAAGTTTTTCGTTCCGGTAAATACAAGGCAGCAGGTGCTTACTCTACCGCTTTAACAGATGTTCAGAGCGAAGAAATCCAAGACTCTATTGACTCAATCCACGAAGACTTCAAGAGGGCGGTAAACCTTAATCGCACCATCTCTCAAGAGCACATGGAGGGGCAGGTTTTTTACGGGAAGGATGCGGTGGAAATCGGAATTGCCGACAAACTAATACACTCCGCTTCGGAAGTTTATAACAATCTCAAAGGTGACTATGACGAGGTGTCTGTCAGGGGTTCGGTTGACACAAAAACACAGACAACTATGAGCAAAGTCTCTGAAAACGAAAAGCAGGGAGCGCAAGACGAACCGGAAGTGAAGGATCTCGAATCCGTCAATTCCGATCAAGAGGTTGCGAACGCTCGCATTGACGAATTGGAAAGTGAGAACTCGACGATTGCGGAAGCAAACGACGAACTTAACAACCAAGTCGAAACTCTTTCAAAAGAGCGCGACGATGCGAACGAACGTATCTCGACGCTCGAAACCGAACTCGCAGAGCGCGACTCGAAAATGGAGGAACTTGAAGGACTTAAAGAGGACTTCGAATCCAAAGTCGAGCAGGCAGCGAATGAGAAAGCAAAAGAACTCGCGGAGGAACTCGCAGAGAAAAAGGCAGCAGAGATTGCTGCCAAGAATGGAGGAGTCGATGAGGCACTTCAAGTCTCTGGAGACCAGAACTCCGAAGAAGCGATTGAGGATTCTCAGATCGCACTACTCTCCGATGAAGATCTTTGGAAAAAGCACTCCGAAATCAAGAAGGAGAAAGGCAGTGACGCTGCCACTGAGTTCTACCGGAATCACATCCGGAATAAGTAATTCACCCACCAACCAAAAAACCCTAAACAAACACAACCTATCAAATGGCAAATACTACTGCCCCAGTAAATGTGGATCGACTGAGTGAACTCACTCTGGAGGTTCTTACCACGGTTGGTGTGCCTCTACAGGCTTTTACCACCGACCTTTCAAGCTCCGTTGCCCAACGCGGCGACGTGGTTTCCACTCGCTATGCAGACGTTCCTTCCACGAAGGATTTCTCTGTTGCAGCAAACCGTCAACCCGACGACCGTGATCTCGCGGAGATCAAAGTCACACTCGACCAGTATAAGGGTGTTCCTATCGGATTTACCGATCTGGAGCGTTCATACACAGACCACGAGTTGATTCAGTATTGGATCGAACCTTCAATCTCTGCAATCGTCGAGAACATTATCAGTGACGCGCTCACTCTTGCGGACGCGACGAATGTAACAAACAGCAAAACCGTCACCGCCTCTGCCTTTGACGCGGATGAGGTTGCCGATCTTGCAGAAGGTCTTTCCACCAGGAAAGTCTCTCGTGCGGGGCGCGCAATGATCGTCCCTCCCTCCTACATGGCGGGACTTGTGAAGGATGCGAAAGTAACCGCTGCGTCGGACAATGTTGAGGGACGACGACCACTCCAAGAGAGTGCAGTCGCTCGACTTCACGGTTTCGATATTTATGAGTATAACGGAAGCATTCCCGCTAACTCCAGAAACATGACGGGACTCGCGCTTCAACCGCAAGCTATCTGTATCGCCGCTCGCCAGATTGCTGCTCCGCAGGAAGGAACGTGGTATGGAACCGTCCAGACGATCACCGACCCTAATAGCGGACTCTCCATTCAGATGCGCGCGTTCTACGACGACGTTATTCAGCGATATGAGTTCTCTTCTCTCTGGGGAGTGAACACTGATTCGGAAGCAGGTAAGAAAGCGACAGCTATTGTTTCTGCTTAATTGCAGAGGGACTTACCCCCCCGATAACAAAACCCACCCGAGAAGGACGGACGGAAACCCCGTCCGTCCTTTCTCGTTTTAACCCCAACCGGATACCCTAACGGAACAACAAGGGAACCATCATAATGGAAAAGACAAACATCGTAATCGGATTCAAAGTCGAGGACGACCCTAATCCTGACATCGTATTTTGCGGTGACATCGACGGGTGCCTCAACGCATACAAAGAAGAACTCCACGGAGAAAAATATCATTTTCTTGGAATGCTGCGCAAACCTTCTTGGTTCAAGCGCGGAAAACCTCCTCTCGTTCAGAGGCAGCGAGACGAAGCGCATAAGCAACTGGAAGATGAACTTCGACGCAAACAGAAGGACGCAACTGCCAAACAGGCGGAGGCAGACAAGGCGAAGAACACGGTGGACGACATTGAGGAGCAACTGGAAGGCAAAGGCGAAAAGTCTAAACCCGCCAAGAAGACAACCTCCAAGGTTGGTAAATCCAAGTCCTAGTCATTCCGCAAATCAGCGCGCGTGCAGCACCGTTTCCGTCCAAGTCTTGAAATCTTGGTTTACGGAAACGGTGCTTTTTTTTGACACTGCGAGGTGTGTAATGAACCGGATTCAGCGCGAACTCGCAGACGCGATCCCAGAGATGATCTCTGAGATCGGGCAGACAGTCACATGGAGCGGCACTGCCTATTCTGCCATAGTTTCCGATCCAGATGTCACAGTGGACTTGGAGGAAGGAGGGTTTACTCCAGAGGGTTCGTTTCGCGTAAAAATCCCGCGCTCCGCTTTCAATAACGGTGCGGGACCATTTCCTCAAATCAATGATCGAATTACTTTCGATGGGGACATATACAAGGTTATAGGCGAGAAGAATAAAGGCGAGTCTGCTTTTGTTGCTCTTTCAATTGAAGTGTAAAACATGAACCATCTATCAGAGCGCGCATTCAAAGAGTGGCTACTTACCGAAGGAGTTGCCGTTCCGATCTACACCGGATTGAACGGGACTGAGATCGACGGTGATGAGCAGTTAATTTCGTGCTACTGCGCTCAGTCGGAGCATGTCGCAGGTCCGCTTTACACGGCAAACGTGGAGATTATCCTGGCGACTCCACCACATCACAGTTCGCTAGACGATTCGGAGGAATCGCTCTCGGAACACTCATCTGTCTTATCCACGTTGAGGGGTCTTATTGAGGACTTTGACGAAAACTCTCTCAAGACCGTATTTGAAGCTGAAACCCCGTATAGGTTTGCTGGTGGGTTTTTGGAAGGAGAGGATGAGCAAGTAGATGAGAGTCGATGGATCTCAAAGATCAATTTCAAGTTTGGAGTTGACACTTCTGTATAATTATTATGGCAGCACATATCGGAGTTGATACCACCTACGATCTTACCACTCCCACTGGAGGTTATACTCAAGAAGCGGAGCGTGAGAGGCAACGCGACATCGTGACGATTCGAGATGAGAACGGAACCACCGTTGTCGCTCGACCAAAAAAACTCATTACCGAAACCCAGTCTATCAAAGGCAAGGGAGACGCCAATATTTCCGCAGTTACCGCAGGGGAGTTTACTTCTGGAACCGTGAAAATCACGTCCGCGAAGCAAACGGAAAATAACGAGGATTTTCCCGATTTTGAGATCGAAGGCATTAAATACGAAACCGCATCCTAATTTTTTATCATGGCAGTTAATTTAGACGACGTAGGAGTTCAGAGTTGGACGGCACCCACCGGATCTATTTGTGAATCCGTTGAATACGAGCAAAAAACGGATACAGCAATGATCACCTCATGTGATTCCGGTTTTGGGGCAGCGGAGGCATTTGATCCTATAGTCGAGTTCTCCATCAAGGGTCGCGGCGATCTTCCGACAGGATTTGCCGTAGGCACTGATGGTGGCGCAAACGGAACCATTGATGGGGTTAATGACGGATCTGGAACTTCCATCATCGAGTCGGTGAAAGAATCCGAGAAGAACGACGATTACAATTCTTGGGAGATTTCGGGGATGTATTTCCCAAGTGTCGCCTAACGACTCAGCTAACTTTCCGTGCCTCTGACTCAAGCGAAATTCGGGAAGTTTCTCCTACATAACAACCCTTTGTCCTGGGTCGCACGGGCGCACATCACACAATCAAAATCGCACAATGAAAGAAGGAACCTTGGAGATACTCCGAGACGACAAGTCTCCCTATCAATCCCCTAACACGCGCCTAGTCTCCGCAGCGCGCGCAGTCAATTTCAACTGGGGGAACAACGCTCCGTTCACGGATGCGTTCGAGGAGAAGGACGACGGATCGGTAGAGCGCACTGTTACTTGGTGCATGGACGGAGACCAGAGCGTGGAGTTTGTTTATGCAAAGCGAACCGAAGAGGGGAAACTCGTTGCTTGCGAGGAGAAAATTAAGTTTACAGAGTTCCGGAAACGCTACACCGACTTAGAGTGGTGTCGCTCAAATCCAGATCACCCAATTGCATATTTGAGGGCCGCGCACTTTCACCACGCGCGGATGCTCAAGGCAATTCACGGACTCCCCCGACATCAAGTCGTAAAGCGGGGAAATCGCAAAGTCTCTATTCCTACAGATATTTCTGAGGAGGAAAGAAAAAAACTCCTGTCTTATCTTAAATAAAGAATCTCTTCAAACAAAAATCTCACACCGCACAAAATGACACCCCCAATTACTTCCTTACCAGGACAAGATAAGGATCAACTAGAATCTCTACTCGAGGGACCACGCGAGATTGAACTTCTCGATGGATACAAGATCACCCTCAGACCCTTCACGTTTGGTTCAGTCGCTCTCGCAAAGCGTCTTGGACTGGAAATGTTTTCCGGAGAGTCTGACGACGAAGAAGAAACGAAAGAGAAGGTTGAGGAGGATCTCAAGGCACTGGAAAACGAAATTGAAGAGGAGGAGATCTCTGACGAAGTGATGCAAGAACTTGCTACGTTTTTTTGGATGCAATCGCAACCAGTTCCCGAAGTCCTCAGTGCCGTCCGAGACGGTTCTTGGGAGTTGAAGGCAGAGGAGTTTGCGCACTACATCCCCAT